CATCGTCACGCCTGCGACGGCCACGGGCCTCACGGCTGCAACCAAGTTCACCGATCGCACGATTGCCGCCTCGGCTGACTATCTGAAGCCGACCGCGGGCCCGACGACTACGAACCCGAACCAGTTCGGCATCTACATCCGCGTCGGCGTCGCGCACGGTGCTGCGGCTACGGTATCGGTGGCGTTCGAGTTGGAATCACTCGACTAAGGGAGCACTGCAATGGCTTCCTATTCGAGCACCAACCAGACGCTCTGCGTCCGGGGTGTCAACGTCAATAGCGTCGGCGATACGGCCGTGTTCGTGCCGTTCGGCAAGTTCCAGCTGGAGGTGATGAAGGTCACCAATGCCAGCGTGGACCTGTCATCCAGCTCGGCCACGCTCGGCCTCTACACCGCGCCTGCTGCGGGCGGTACGGCCCTGGTCACGCCTGCGACGGGTGTCCTGACGCCGCTCTCCACCAGCGCCAAGGTCAACTCGGCCACGGTGGCGTCGACTGACAGCACGGGCGGTACGGTCGTCAACAACACGCTCCGGCAGATTTATCTGCGCTGTGGCGTGGCGCATGGCAGTGCGGCGACGGTGGATGTGATCCTGAAGATTCTCAGGATTCCGTGACCATGCTGAACAACCCCGCGCTCGCTGCCGATGAATTGCTCCGTCGTCGGCGGGCGCGGAAGTCGTTGGTGCACTATGCGCAGGAGATCGTCATCCCCGGCCGGCCTGTAACAGAGGACGACGAGGAAGGCTGCTTCAGGCCCGTCGAATCCACGATCGCAGCCCATCACTGGCTGCTGATGAACACCATTCAGGAAACCATGGAGACGCCGGACGGCGCCGCCATGATCTTCATGCCGCCGGGCTCGGCCAAGTCCACCTACTGCAGCGTGGTCGGCCCGAGCTGGTATCTCGGCAACCGCCCCGGCAGTCAGATCATCCTTGCGAGCTACGCCGACGACCTTGCCAAGAAGATGGGCAGGCGCACGCGGCAGATCGTGTCGAGCGATCGCTACCAGCAGATCATGCAGACGACGCTCTCGAAGTCATCGAGCGCGGCGGAGCAGTGGGCGCTCGGCAACGGCTCGGAATACATGGCAGGCGGCATCCTGTCCGGCCTCACTGGCAACCGTGCCGACGGCCTCATCATCGATGATCCGACCAAGGGCAGGCGCGAGGCCGAATCCCCGACCAATAGCCAGACCGTCTGGGACGCCTATCAGGACGATGCTAGGACGCGCCTCAAGCCGAACGCGTGGCGCATCATCGTGATGACCCGGTGGGACATGCTGGACCTTGCGGGCCGCATCCTGCCCGAGAAGTGGGCCGGCGAGTCCGGCAAGATTCTGTGTCGAGATGGGCGGGTGTGGAACATCATCTGCCTGCCTGCGATCGCCGATCGCTCCGATGACCCGCTGGGCCGGCCGATCGGTGGCGCGCTATGGCCCGAGTGGTTCCCCAAGCGGCACTGGGACGAATACAAGCTCAACCCGCGCTCGTGGCTCAGCCTGTTCCAGCAGAAGCCGACCGCCGAGGAAGGCACGTTCTTCAAGCGCGAATACTTCAAGCGGTACTCGCAGCTCCCTGAGAAGCTCTCGATCTATATGTCCGGCGACTTCGCGACGCGCGATGGCGAGGGTGACGAGACGGAGCTGGCCGTGTGGGGCATTGACTCGGCCGATAACGTCTATGCGCTGGACTGGTGGCACGGCCAGACGACCAGCGATGTCTGGGTCGATGCGCTGCTGGACAGGTCGCAGCGGTTTGAGCCGTTGTGGTTCATCGGCGAGGGCGGCCCGATCCGCCGTTCTGTCGAGCCGTGGCTCAAGAAGCGCATGACCGAGCGGAAGACCTACGTCGCCTGCGAGTGGCTGCCATCGACCCACGACAAGCCCACAATGGCGCGCAGCTTTCAGGCCATGGCGAGCGTCGGTAAGGTCCACTTCCCGATGACGGACTGGGCCGAGCGGGTCATTGATCAGCTCATGCGCTTTCCGAATGGCGCCTATGACGATGCGGTGGATACCTGTGGCCTGTTCGGACGTTTCATTGCGCAGACGTGGGCGCCCTCTGTCAAGCAAGCCCAGCCTGTTCCAGACTTCGCCGCACCACTACTGGTGCGCGACTTTCAGGCCAACCGAAGGGGGGTGCGATGAGCCGATGGGACACGTTCTGGCGCATGTTCAACCCGCCGCTGCCGGATGTGATGCAGGCGGAGATGCTTCGCGGTGTGAATCTGGAGTGGCGTTATCGCCGACTATTCACGCATGCGCTGGGCGGTGTCGCATGATCACCGAGCGATTCAGCGTGCGAGTGAGCATCCCGCTAAAAAGTGGGGCAAGGGCCGAAGCCGAGTTCAAGCTCGGCGATCAGCACGACGATCTCTCGCAGCAGCAGGCGATGGAGGTCAAGAAAGCCCTTCACACGGCCGCTGCGTTGGGTGAGGTGGAGATGTACACCAGCATCGTCAAAGTCACCACCGACGACTCCTACAAGCCCGTCTGATGGCCGCCCGCCCCGCCCCACAGAAGGCCGATGACGACAACGAGCTGAAGGAAGCTCGGGACAAGTGGCTGCCTCGCCTCGATGACGAGGACAAGGCCCACAAAGCCTTCCGCGAGATGGCGAAGGACGCCAACGCCGAATACTTCGCGGTATCCACGTCCGACGATGGCGTGGACAAGAACAAGAAGGTGGTCTATCCCCTGTTCTGGTCGATCGTAAATGTCCTGCATGGGCGCATCTTCAGCCAGCCCCCGACGCCGGACGTGCGCAAGAGGAATCCCGATGAGCCCGGATTACAGCCGCTCGTCCCTCCCCAGCCCCAAGCCTTCCCCGGCGCAGATGGCGCACTGGCCGGACTTCCTCCGGGCGCGCAGGGAGGCAATGCAGTACCGGCTATGCCTCCTCAGCGCGGTCAACCACCCGCCGCTATGGGCGCGGCTCCTGGTCAGCCTCAAGCTCCGCCAGTTCCGCAGGTAGACGACAACAAGATCGCGCAGACGCTCGAACGCGCGATCCAGTACGTCATCGACCGCACGACCTTTGACGCCGATAGCCACGCGGCGGTGAATGACCTGCTCGTGACGGGACTCGGGCAAGCCAAGGTCGAAATCGACGTGGTGACGCAGGACGTTCCCGCGATCGGCCCGGATGGCGAATCATTGCCGGAGCTGGACGAGAACGACAATCCGGTGATGGATGATGACGGCAAGCCCAAGCCGCTCATGCAGAAGATCATCACCGATCAGACGCCGCGCCTTCGCCACTTTGCCGAGAAACAGTTCCGCTGGGAGCCACAGCAGCACTGGACGAACGTGACATGGGTGGCCTTCGACCACCTGATGACGGCCGATGAGATCGAGGACGAGTGGGGCATCACGCTCTCGAATCCCGGCGGCTCGACACGTCGCGGCAATCGCAATGGCGGCTCGGGGCTTGATGACCAGAAGCCGGAATCAGAAAAGTACGAGCGCCAGTTCCATGTGTTCGAGATTTGGGACAAGACCACCCGCGAGGTGATCTACGTCTGCCCGAACCACGACGAGGCGCTCGAGATCAGGCCGGACCCGCTGAAGCTCAAGGACTTCTTCCCGTGCCCGAAGCCAATGATGCTCAACATCAAGGGCGACGATCTGCTCCCGCAGCCTGACTACGCGAAGTGTGAAAACCTGTTTGTAACCGCGAATGAGATTTATGGGCGTATTGACTCGCTGACGCGGCAGGTCAAATACACCGGGTTCTATGACTCGGCGTTCGGTGAGCTGGCTTCGCTGATGACCAGCGACGATGGCACGCTCGTGCCGATCGAGAACCTCTCGGCGCGCATCAATGCGATCAATCCGGGGGCACGTAACGCAGGTTACGAGGCAATCGTCTGCATCGAGGACAATACCGGCAAGGTCGGCACGATCCAGGTGCTGATGCAGCAGCTGGCGGACCTCGAAGACAAGATTTGGAAGTCCTACGGTGTTGCCGACATCCAGCGCGGGGACTCGAACCCGCAGACGACCGCAACCGCCGAAGGCATCAAGCAGCAGTGGGCCGATATCCGCGTCGGTCAGCGCATCCGCATCGTCGCGCTCTTCTTCCGCGACGTGTTCCGCATCATGTCGGACATCATCGCGACCTTTAAGCCGGACGTTCTCTTCAAGATGACCGGCATCCAGCTCGGTCCCGCTGAGCTTGCGGTGCTCCAGTCCGATGTTGGCCGTTGCTATGCAATCGATGTCGAGTCCGACTCGACCGTGGTGCAGGACACGGCAGCGGTGCAGCAGGAACGCACCACGATGCTGCAGGCCGTGACGGGCTATCTCAAGGAGATCGGCCCGATGATGCAGCAGAACCAGATTCCGGCCGATCTTGGCAAGGAGCTGCTCCTCTTCGTCGTCAACACCTACAAGTCCGGCCGGCAGATCGAGGACACCATCAACAACTTGCCGGGGACGATGCAGCAGCTTTCGACGCAGCAGCAGACGATCCAGCAGCTGCAGCAGCAGATGCAGAACCTCGTCAAGCAGAATCAGGCGCAGGCCAAGGCGCTGCAGGCGATCAATGCGGGTCAGGAACAGCGCGCGAACGTCGAGACGGCGATCAAGGCCGGCAAGGCGCAGGTGGACAACGCCAAGACGCAGGCTGACACCGAGCACACGCAGGTCCTGACCGCTGCCGAGGCGCAACAGGTCGCGCATCAAGCGGCAAGTCCGCACCCGACCGCCAATCCAACCGTGGTTCCATTCCAGAAACCGGCGACGTGATCACCTATGACGCCGACCGCATTCGCCCATGGCTGGAAGAGCGCGTTGGCCTCAAATTGCACCCCGAAGCCACGTTCATGGCGACGGCCGCATGTGGTAAATTACAGACAGCTGTAGCATTTTCGAACTACCGTCCAGACACGGACATCGAACTGACGGTTGCCACGGAAGGGAA